TTGAATTTTTATGATGTTTAAGCAGCAAGAATATTGATGCTCTTACATTTTCCCAATGAATTTTTTGTGCATTCAAACCATCTATTGCATTCATCTTATCCCTTTCTTGTTGTTGTTTATATTGTTCCCATTCAGGCCAAGCTAATGATGACTTCACTTTACCCATGCTCCACCTGTTTGATTCTGCTAATGATTGCATCTCTAATCTTGCTATCAATGGTTTTGTTTTCTGTCATGATTGCAAGACATTTACGCAATTGAGCAGCAGACTTTTCTGTATTGATCTTGTTTAAGAATGCTGCATCCAATTGCTTTTGTGCAGTAATTAAGTAATTGATTTCTTCTTCAGACATTGTTCCAACTCCTTAATTGTCATTTTTTTGCTAACGATTACACCATATCTTTTCGCTAGAAATTTCTTCAGGTTGTAATCTTTAGCTTTTCCTTTGTATAAAATCATAACGATTCCTTTCCCTTTTTAAGTGTAAGTTATCAGTTTGTTCTATAATAGTCAAACTAATAATCCCACTTGGGAATGAATCCCAAGCAGGATTGTATCTTTGAATTAAACTAGGCGTTAGCAACTAGTTTCAAAGCCTCTTTGTATGCTGCAGTTTGCTTCTTTGCATTAGCAACATTGATTGGTTTTGGAACATAAGGCGTATAAGCTACACCAAACTTCTGAAAGAAGTATTGCATAGCTTCTTGCTTATGTTCTTCAATCAACTGCATTTGTTGATCAATCTTCTTAACAAACTCTTGTAATTGCAAAAGTTTGGTATCTTGGATTTCATCTCCAGTCCAAACTTCATCAGATACAAGGTATTTGATTTGAGATGCAGGGCCTGATCTAACTTTCAAAGCTGACTTCAAAGCTGCTTCTCTACCTCTTATGAAACTCCCTACCACTGCTTTTGCAGGTGTATAAGAGTCAAGGTTTGTATTAGGCACAGACATGTCCTCATATTGAGTTACCATGATGTCTAGTGCATCTGTTATTGTGTTACCTTTTTTCATATATTTACTCCTTTGTTTATTATGTTTAACACGCCAACATGAATAACAATCATGGAGGAGTCTTAAACACCGAGGTGTACTTGCCCACCGAGGGGAACAGCTAATTTGTTTCGCGAGGAATCTGCGCAGCAGAGGGGAAATTAGTTGTTGTTTAAGAAGCTCCTTTGATTGTATGTTGGGCGTAGTTAAACTTAAACAAAGGGAGTAATTGTAAAAAGGTAGATACAGATGTACGACATCCGGTAACTACTATATGTTGTGTCTGTGCTGGTGGCTTGACACAAACCTGACTCTCCTCTATACTCCCTGTAAGGTATTAACAGATAGGAGTTTCATGAGTAAGGTAGTTTCAGCACCTTTGAATGCTTTGAGTCAGAGTAGGAATCCCAAGCAAATAACTGGCAAAGCCAAGTTACTTGTAGATACGCTTGTATCTCGTGGATGTTCTATCACAGAAGCATCAAAACTCGCTGGTTACAAGGGTAATTCAGCTAGAGTAAGTGCCAGTAAGATGCTACGAAAACCTGAAGTGCAGCAGTACATGGCACAAGAGATACAGCGTTCTCTTGGGATTCACTCTGCCAAAGCATCCTCACGACTACTACAACTTTGTCAGGGGGCTAAATCAGAGTATGTCCAGCTAGAAGCAGCAAAGGACATACTTGATCGCAGTGGTTTCAAAGCCCCTGACAAACACCAACACCTTGTTGGTGGCGATTTCAAGATAAATATAGACTTATCCTAGAAATCACAGGTTGTAGTGTCGTGAGTGTTACCCCACCCCCAAAAAACTACGACACGCTACAGCTAGTGGTGTTCCCCACACAATAATGTTCTTTAAGGTTCGTTCAATTTGTGCTAGATAACTAACATGGCTTACAAAACACCAGCATGGATGAGAAAGGCAGGGAAGAATCCGAAAGGTGGACTCAATGCTAAAGGTCGTGCATCTTATAAAGGTGGTACACTAAAAGCACCTGTTAAGAGTGGCGACAATCCTCGTAGAGCATCTTTCCTTGCTAGAATGGGGAACATGCGTGGCCCAGAGTACAAGAATGGAAAGCCGACTAGACTTCTTTTAAGTTTGAGAGCATGGGGTGCATCTTCAAAAGCAGATGCTAGAAAGAAAGCTAGAAACATATCAATGCGTCTTAAAAAGAAAAAAAAGAAAGGAAAGGCATAATGAAAGGAGTACCTCATTACACTAAAGATGGTAAGGAATACAAAGGTAAAACTCATAAGATGAAAGATGGTAGTTTGCACACAGGTGCAACACATACAGCATCTAGTAAAAATTTATTCCACTTTAAAGATTTACCAAAACAGGTAAAAAGTAGAATAATGAAAATGAAGAAAAAGAAAGGATAACAACTATGTATGGAAAAAAATCTTCAGGCAAAGGCAAATCAATGTTGAAAGGTAAGCAAAAGAATTTACCTCCTGCATTAAAGAAAAAGATTGTAGCTGCTGCTATGAAAAAGAAGAAAAAGAAAACTGCCTAAATATTTGGTAAAAATATGGCAGATGGGCGATTGTATTCTTTTAGATCAAAAGATATTATCGTATGAAGAATGTAAAAATTTTTCTTTACCAGAGGGTTCAAGAGCAACATATGAGGAGATAAACATGGGAAAGTTCGTACCTAAAACAGATAGTCCTGATGGACATAACAATAGTAAGGAACATTATGAAGAAGCAAAACAAGTCAGAAACACCGATAAACAAGCTGATGCAGAAAGCACTAAAGACAGCAGCAGCGATTCTGAAGAATGAAGAAGATGAAAAGACTCGTAAAGAAAAGCAAAAGATGGCTGATTACATTGAGTACAAAATGTCAAAAGGTCATTCTAAAGATGCTGCTACATCAATGGCGAAAGCGCATCTAGGTAATAAACAAAATAGTATTATCAGATGAGTAAGACTGCCACTAAATCTAAACCTGCATTATGGAAACGAATTGTTGCTAGAATAAAAGCACAAGCATCACATGGTACGAGGGCTGGACAATGGTCTGGAAGAAAAGCGCAAGCTGCAGTTAAGGCTTATAAGAAAGCTGGTGGTGGTTATAGAGGTGGTGGCAAGTCAAAAACTTCTTTAGCTAAATGGTCAAAACAAAAATGGCGTACAAAGTCAGGAAAGAAATCATCAAAGACAGGAGAAAGATATCTACCTGAAAAAGCTATTAAGTCATTATCTGCAAGAGAATATGCTCGTACTACTGCAAAGAAAAGACGAGATAAAGCAGCAGGAAAACAATTTAGTAAGCAGCCAAAGTCTATAGCTAAAAAAACTAAAAGGTATAGAACTTGACATTACTTACACAAATACCGATAAAAGATTTAGTACAATTAAGAGCAGTAGTTAAGACGCAACATATGAAACATTATCCTAAAGAACAATGTACAGATAGAGAAGCTGATAAGATAATAGAAACTATTACTCCTGAAACAAGAGAGAAACTAATCAAACTAGCTGTAGATTATGGGATCACTAAATTATAAACCATCAGGAACAAGTCTTAAAAATTTTTTAAAAGATAATAACTTCTTTAGAGGATTGCGTGGGCCAGTTGGTTCAGGCAAATCAGTTGCTTGTTGCATAGAAATTATTAGACGAGCATTAGAACAAAAACCAGCAGAGGATGGTATTCGTAGAAGTAGATGGGCAGTCATAAGAAATACAAACCCACAATTAAGAACAACAACAATTAAAACATGGCTTGATTGGTTTCCTGAAACAGAATGGGGAAACTTTGCATGGAGTGTTCCATATACTCATAAAATAAAAAAAGGCGATATAGAACTAGAAGTTATTTTTTTAGCACTTGATAGACCTGAAGATGTAAAAAAATTATTATCATTAGAACTTACTGGTGTATGGATTAATGAAGCAAGAGAGATTCCTAAAAGTATTGTAGATGCATGTTCAATGAGGGTAGGTAGATATCCATCTATGAGAGATGGTGGCCCAAGTTGGTATGGTGTTATCTGTGATACTAACCCACCAGATACAGATCATTGGTGGAGCATTATGTCAGGAGAAGCTGTTATACCTGATTACATAACTAAACAAGAAGCAAAGATGTTAATTAAACCTGATAACTGGAGATTCTTTAATCAACCACCTGCTATGAAAGAATTAAGAAACAAAGAAAAAGAAATTGATGGTTATGAAGATAACAAAGAAGCAGAGAATATAAATAACCTTACACCAAACTATTATAAAAATATTATACGAGGTAAAACTAAATCTTGGATTGATGTTTATGTATTAAATAAATTAGGACAGATAGAAGATGGCAAACCTGTATATGAATCATTTAGAAGTGATATTCATGTAGCAAAAGGAGATTTAGCAATAGCAGAGGGTATTCCTATATTTGTAGGTATAGACTTTGGATTAACACCAGCTTGTGTATTTGCACAAAGGATTAGACAAAGATGGGTAGTTATAGATGAATTAGTTGCAGAAGATATGGGTATAGTAAAATTTTCTGAACTTATGAAACAGATAATGTCATCTTATCTTCCAAGACAATTTTATATATTTGGCGATCCTGCAGGAGATCATAGAGTACAAACTGATGAATCTACACCATTTCAAATACTACGAGGTAAAGGAATACATGCAAGACCAGCACCATCAAATGATGTTGCATTAAGACTAGAATCTGTAAATGCTACACTAACTAGAATGGTAGATGGCGAAACAGGAATACTAATTGATCCTAAATGTACTAATTTAGTTAGAGGATTTAATGGTGGATATCACTATAGACGACTCCAAGTATCAGGAGAAAGGTATGATGAAAAGCCAAATAAGAACAGATTTTCTCATGTTCATGATGCTTTGCAATATTTACTTCTTGGAGCAGGAGAGGGAAGATCATTGACTATTGGAAAGAAAACGAATAAACCTATAGTTGCGAAAAGGAATTTTAATGTTTTTGATGTTAAACCAAAAAGTGTATATGAAAGGAGAAGATAACTATGTGTGCAGGGCCATTTAGACCAAAAGCTCCTCCTCCACCACCACCTCCAGTAGAGGAAGAAAGTGTTAGACAACAAAGATTGAGAATGCGTAAGCAACAAGATGCTGAAAGAGCAGCTAATAAGCAAAAAGCATTTGAAGAAAGAGTTGCAGCATATTCAGGTAGAGTTGGGAGAAGATCACTTCTACAAGGTCGTAGAGGTGGACAAGGTTTTGAAATAGCTGCTACTTTGATGAGCAAACCGACTTTAGGAGCATAATCAATGGTAGTAGATGTAAAACCACAAGTACCAGTTGTTACTAATACAAATGGTGTAAGAAGATTAATTGGTAGATATAATCATGCCAAAGCCATAAAAGATTTATGGACTTCTACATTTGAGGAGTGTTATGAATTTGCATTACCTCAAAGAGAATCTTTCTATACTGAATCAATTGGTAGAAGAAGAACTGATCGTATATTTGATGAAACTGCTGTGGTGGGAGTACAAGAGTTTGCATCAAGATTACAAGCAGGTATTGTTCCTAACTATGCAAGATGGGCAGACTTTGTTGCAGGTTCTGAAATTCCAAAAGAAGATGAGAAACAAGTTAATCTGTTATTAGATGAAGTAACAGAATATGTTTTTGAAATATTACAAAACTCAAACTTCTCACAAGAAGTACATGAAACATTTTTAGATTGTGCAGTAGGTACAGGTGTACTTTTAGTAGAGGAGGGAGATGCAGTACAACCAGTTAGATTTAGAGCAATCCCTTTACCACAG